GAGTAGTAAAATCCATTATTATAGACTTTTATATATAAAATAAATATTAAATTTAAATCAATTTTATATTATATATGAAACTATATTATAACTCTTAACAATAAAAAAATGGTGTAATGATTATAAAGAATAATTATAAGTAATAGAAAGAATATATATTATAAAAATACAATCTATTATGATGATGAAGACAAAAAAATCTCAAAAATCTCAAAAATCTCAAAAAATCTCAAAAATCTCAAAAATCTCAAAAATCTCAAAAATCTCAAAAATCTCAAAAATCTCAAAAATCTCAAAAATCTCAAAAATCTCAAAAATCTCAAAAAAATTGAAATATAAAATATAATATTTAAATAAAAGAAAAAAAATTTAAATTATGTGTAGTGAGGAAAAAAGTATAGAAGTGTTTGGAAATACATTAGCATCTTTGATTGAAATTACAAAATGTGAAGCATTAACAGGTATAATTTATTTACAAGAATGTAATAACAAACAAAAACAAAATTTATATACTTCTTATACATTAGAAAATGTTTTAAATTGTATATCAAAAAATCAACTTCAATGGAAAAAACGAAGTGTGCTAGAACAACAATTAGAACTAGATAGAGAATTTATTAATAATATGTATTATTAATCTGTCTTATTAATCTGTCTTAATAATATTAATTAATGTTTTACCATATCTCTTATTTCATCAATAGTATAGTCTGGAAACATAGGTTCTCTATCATTTTTTTTATATTTAAAATTCAATGTTTTAATACAATAATTTATAATAGTATTCACAAATTCAAGATTATCATAAGGACTATTTTCATCTAAATTATTTATAATAGTTTCAATATCTTTAATCATATTGTTAGTATATGTTTGTCCTAAACTTTCAACTTTAGATTTCATCATTTTAACATAAATATTAATTACTTTATTTATTGTATAATTATTACCTCCAATATGAAATCCATTAATATATAAATGATCTAAATTTTTAAGAACATTTAACTTAAAATTATTATTATTCATATTTTATATAATAGTATAATTTATAATATTATAATTTATAATATATACTATAATTTATATACTATTTCTATAATTATCTTTATTTTTTAAATTTTAAATTTTAAATTTTAAATTTTAAATTTTAAATTTTAAATTTTAAATTTTAAATTTTAAATACTATTATTTTACTAAAATAATATAAATATAAAAAAATAGTATAAAAATTGATTTTTTAATCATTCTTAAATACTAATTATATACTTTTGTAATTTATAATTTATTGTTTATTGTTCATCAATATTTGAAAATGCCAGCAACACGAGGTCAAAAGCGTCAATACGATGATATACAGGATACTACAGAACCCGAACCCTCTACTCACTCTAACAAAAGACCCAAACTTACAAATTATGTACCATTACATCCTTTATTAAAAAAAAATGGTATAGATACATCATATGGTTGGGGCATTGCATCTTTTTATGATAAAGAAGAATTAATATCTTCTGATAAACTTATAAAATATGATGTTGATACAACTTTAAAAATAGCACGTTATAAAGGAAAAGAATTTCCTTTTAAATATATTGAATATGAAGATGATTATATAATATCTTTTGATGGAATTAAAATTAATATTAAAACAAAAAAAGATGTTAATAATTTACTTGAGTTTGGTTCTCCAGATAGAAATAATGAAGAAGAACCAAACACTGATGAAGAAGAACCAGAAACTAATGAAGAAGAACCTGACACTGATGAAGAAGAACCAGAAACTGATGAAGAAGAACCAAACACTGATGAAGAAGAACCAGACACTGATGAAGAAGAACCAGACACTGATGAAGAAGAACCAGACACTGATGTTGAACCTAGTTTTTTACAACAACAAAATCCTATTCAATATCAACAACACATGTTTAATCAACAACACATATTTAATCAACATCACATGTTTCAACAACAATTCTCTATTCAAACTATGATTAGAACAGAGATTACGACTACATTAATACCTTGGATGAAGGAATATATTGATTTAGAATTTCAAAAATTAAAACAATAATAAACATTATTGTTAGAATTATGAATTATTAAATTATTTTTTTAACTTAAATATAATTTAATAATAATTATTATACATTAAATTTCAGTAAATTTATAGAACTACTTTTTATCTAGATAAAACACGATTCAACACACATTATATAACACTATAATTTTAAGTGTAATTAATAATAAAATGTCTTACAAAAAAATAATATTAGAGAAATACTATCTAGAACAATCTCAAAAAAAAATTAATAATAAAATAAGTAAATTACAAAATACATTAAAATTAAAAAAAGAAAAAAAAAAAGTAAAACAAGATAATTTAAAAAAAGCACGACAACTATATAAAGAAAAAAGAGATAAAGCAAAAAATGAAGAAACTACTATTTAATTAATTATAAAATAAAACTTAATATAATATAGTATAAATAAAACTTAATATAATTAGTATGGGTTGTTTTAGTTTTTTTTTTAAAAATAATAAAAAAAACAAAACTAATAACTCTAATAAAAAAACTAAAACAAAATATATAAAACAATATAAAATTACGTATGATAAAATAAAATTTCCTTTATGGTGGGATTCATTTTTTCTAAAAATAATGAATTTAATAGAAACGTTAAAACTACAAAATAATGATATTAATTATATGATTACGGATGAATGTGCAATAATATTATTAACTTATATTTATGCACCTCAATGTTTATATAAATTTAAAAATAGTGACGTATGTAGTATATTAGTTATACCAGACCATTATACAGATACAACAGTATTTTTAAATAACAATAAACATTATGGTAATTATAATTTACATTATGGATTATTAACTAAAACAGCACATTATTTAGTTAATACTGAAACAAATGATAAAACATGGTTCGCAAGATTAAATATTAGTTTAAAAAAAGATTTAAAAATAATGCCTATTGTTATAAATAATATTGAACTAAATATAATTCATCCAGAGATAATATATGAAGAACTAGCAGATTTTACTATGTCTTCTAATTTAATTTATAATAATAATAAAAATTATATTAAAGCATTAAATTATATTATAAAACATTATAGAATCGAAAATAATAATATAAATGAATAATTAAATTATAAATAAATAACTAAATATAAACATAAATTTACATTATAATATATTCTAAAAAGATTAAAAAATAATTATTAATAGTTAAAAATTGAATTATTTAACTTTAATATATTTATTAATAATTATTAATAATTATACATTAATCTTATTTTAGAGTATTTGATTTCTTATTTTATTAATTTATTAATTTATTAATTTATTAATTTATTAATTTATTAATTTATTAATTTATTAATTTAATTATTTAATTATTAATTTTTAAAATGAAGTCTAATGAAAATCCATATAAAAAAACTTATATCAAAGGTATAAATATAAATAAAAATAAAAATACAAAACTAAATAAAAAAGATATTATAAAATTAAATAAAGAATTACGAGATAGGTCAAAGGAATATGATAGTATTTATAATCAACAAAACCAAAACCAAACTAAACTTAAAAAACAAAAAATCATTTTTAAATGTGATAAATGTGATATTAGTTATAATAATCCTGTATCATTAGAAAAACATAAACCTCTTCATTTAAATCCAGTATATTGTCCTTTTAAACATTGTAATAAAATATTTTCACCAAAACATAAATATCAATTCAAACAACATATTGATGGTCATAATGGTGGATTACATATAAAATGTAAATTTTGCTTACACAGTTCAAAAACACTAACTTCAAATACAATTCATATGAAAAAAGAACACACACAACAATATAATCATTATATGAAAGAAATTGAAGAAGCGAACAAAGATACACAACCATTAAATTCAAAAAATATTATAAATTTAACAACAAAATATATTAATACACATATAATGGATGATTTAAATGAAGATATGAATACTAATACTAATAATTGGTATTCATATCAATATGAAAATGAAGAAGAAAATGAATATGAAGATGAAGAAGAAAATGAATATGAAAATGAATATGAAAATGAATATGAAAATGAAGATAATGAATTAATAAATATAGAATTAAATAAATATAATTTTTATTATTATGAAACTAATTTAGATTTATTATCTACCATTGCTCTTCTGGATGCTAATAAAAAAATATAATTTGTAAAAAATTATATATTCTTATTTTTTATTTTTTATTTTTTATTATTATTTTTTATTTATTATAAAATTTTTCACAATGATATTCAGTATAAGCATCACATTCATCATAATTATCATCATAATTATCATCATAATTACCATCACATTTTTTACCACACTCACAAGATTCAGAACTATAACACATAGGACATGAACCATAGTCATCCTCACTATAATAATCATCATCCTCATTTTCTTTATCATTCAAATGTTTAATGTCATCTTCAGTAAGAATAGTTCCAACATCAGTATCTTTACAATGAACATAATTTTTAAAATATAATTTTAAAATGTCTGGTAATTTATTTTTTTCACCATTTTCATTTTCACTTTTTAAATCAGCAAATTCTGCAACATAATAGTCAATTTCATCATATAAATGTCCACCATCAATAGGACTTACTACTTTAATTTCAGGTTCATTTTTTTCATTCATATAAACTTCAACAATTCCACAATTATTATAATCAAAAACATAATCTTCATTATAAAAATCATGCCATGTAGGAAACATATCATATTCTCCTTCAAATATAAAATATTTTTGATTATATTTAATTCTATAATTATGAAATAATGAATAAGTTTGTATTTGTTTAGAACTCATTTTTGTGTATTATAAAATTATATTATAATGTAAAATTGTATTTATAATATAAAAAAATAAGTAAAATAATAAATCAATTTTTAACTAATTATTTAGAAAAATGCATCTAAACTCATTTGTTTTGTTTTTTTAACTTTGACTTCATGTTTAGATTTTTCTTTTTTTATTGTTTCATTCCCAGAAATATTAGCTTTACTAACATTATTTACATTTCCTAAATCATTTTCAATAGGACTAAACCAATTATCAAGACTTTTGGTATCTCTTAATTTAGATTGGGCGTATTCAACTAACGGCTGAAATATTAATTTCTGTACCATTAAGGTTTTTAGTTGTCTAATTTTTTTTTCAGTTTTAAGCATATCACCACCATATTTATTATACCAAATATTTTCTAATTCTTCATAATACCCACTACCGTGAGGAAACATAGGTAATTTTTCAACAATTAACTCAAAAATTTGGCTCACTGGTTTCATAACTTGATTCAAAATATATTTCTCATAATCTACCTGTAAATTATTTTGTCGCACATAATTAATATGTTCTATTCTATCACCTTGTAGATATTCTACACCAGGCTCTTCTTTAATTTTAATAAACACATAAGGAATACGTTCATTACTAGCAGGTTTATTTCCAGGGTCTCGTTCAGCCATTCGTTCAGCCAAAACTTTATGTGCTATGGATTCAGGATCTTTATAATAAGCACTTAATGTTTTACTAATAACGAACATATTCATATCAAAATGCCCATCAATCATTTTTTTCAATTCACCTTGAATAAATTCAATAGACTTTTTCAAATTACGTTCTTTTACTAAACTATCAATAACACCTAAATAACAATGTTTTAAAATAGGAGCATTATCACGCCTTTTCAAAACCAAACCCATAGAAATTTGTTTATAAGTATGCGGGCTTTCTTCATATTTAAGTGCTAAATAGCGCTTCTTTGAAATAAGAATAAAAGGATATAATACTTTTTCATATGCCAAACAATGAACCCCAGGCAACTCAACCTTAATTTTCTCTTCGGCATCTTGTCCAATTTTAATTGCTTTATCAATTAATTCAACACCTTCAGGCATAACACCATCAGCATTTCTTAAATCAAATTTAATAAATATAGAATCCGTATCTCCATAGACAACATCGGTATTAGGATAAGTTCGCAATACAAATTCTTTTGCATGTATAATACGACCACGACCACCCGCCGTGGTTGAAGCAGCAATTTGTGGCTTGAAAAACTTACTAGTGCGAGCACCAATTTGACCATAAATAGAGTTTGCTGTTACTTTATAGGCTAATTGTAATCCATCATAAAGACCTTTTTTAAATGGATCGGGCTCAGATTCCATCTTTTTCTTAGTAGCCTTACGAGATTTTAATAAACCTTGTAATACGCGCGGAATTAGTCCTTTACGACCATCAGGATATTGAACAAAACGCACAGTGGTCATACCACATTTACGTTTGCCTTTACTCGGTTTTTTAGGGTCAATGTATTCATAATTATCATACGAACGGTCTAAATAAGATAAACCCAAATCAGCCAATCGTTTAATACCTTCATCACCTAACCAATAAGGGTCTTCACAAATACGGTCATGACTTAAATCACTCGTAATCAT